TCAATTAAAGCACTTCTGCCCCTATTGCTACAAACCCTTGTTAGCGGTAGGTTTTCTTAAATCAAGGGTTAATTTTAAAATAAAAACAATGGATAAAAAGATTTCACATTTACGAACATTTTTCAGAGTGTCAAACGCTGCTTTTGATTTTACGAATGCCATTCAGTCTGCTGTTAATGGAATAGTTACTCCAAATAAAATGCAACAACTTCACAAGTTAGCACTTGAAGAAATTGAAAAAGAAAATCCCGACTTGTCAAAAATTGACAACTTATTAGCAGAAATGGAAAGTTTAGCAGAATTGAATAGTCATCATAAACCCAATTTTCCAAATGGTGGTGTCTAAACTTACCGCTAACGTCCGAGTGCTTTGCGTTCGGGCGGGATTTTAACCACTAAAGTAAAATAGAAGTATGAAAGATAAATTAACCACAAATGCTGATGCAGGGCAAGTCACCCCGCCTGACGCAAAACACTTGTTAGCAGAAGTGCCGTATTTGTTGTGCTCTGCCATTTGGTACAAAGATTTGCCCACTATGCGATTACTTCCAAAAAATTGTGATAAAGGTATTGTTTTGTGTGGATGGAGGCACGGAAACATTATAGCACAAATGAAAGCAACTATGGGGTTACGAACTGTTGTTCACGGTGAAAATTCAGCAGGGGAATATGAGCAAGGATTTTTAACCAACGATAACAGATTTGTTGAACGTGCCGAAGCTGCCGAAATAGCTTTTAAAAGTGGGCAAATCAAAGTCGAAAAAACGTATCTGTTTAGCGAGGATGTCTGGTAGGCATTTCTGCTAACTCATAAATATACACAACATGACAATACAAATCATTCAAAAACAACCACTTATATTCCAATGCGAATTTGGAGAGTTTGAGTTTTGTAAGCCATATTATCTAATTCCAACAGATGAATTTAAGATGATTAAAGCTAAGGTAAAAGGTAGTACATTAGGTTGGGGATTTGGAAGCGAATTTTTATCTATTAATCAATTAAAAAACGAATACAAAAAATGAAAGAAGAAAACCTACAGATACAAGTATGTAAATACTTAGACTTGCAATACAAAGACATTGTGTACACATCTGATTTGAGCGGGGTTCGGCTAACTATCGGTCAAGCTGTGAAAGCGAAGAAAGAAAGGTCAAAACGGTACAAAATACCTGATTTGCTGATACTCCAGCCTAATGACAAGTATTGTGGACTAATTATGGAATTAAAAACCGATAAATCAAAAGTGTTCGGCAAAAAAGGGCAATTATTAAAAAATGGTCATGTTGAAGATCAAATTAAATCATTGCATAAACTTCATAGCGTTGGATATTTCGCTACATTTGTTTTTTCATTCGAGATGGCAAAAAAGACAATTGATGACTACTTGAATAATAGGCAGCCTTATATGATAATCGATAAATTATAATTATATTAAAAAAATAGTAACTTTGCGAAATGAAATATAAAGATATAATAGTCGGCAAAGACGACCCCAGTGGATGGGGTGGTTGTTAAAAATTAAATTAAATATGAAAAAACTAATAACAATTGTAGCACTAGCAGTAATCTTCGCTAGTTGTTCGAAATCAGAGAAATTAGATTATCAATGTTGGAAGTACTCAATTGATACATCTGGAAACAGATTAATCGACCTCAGTACTCTACATTATAAGTCCTTCAAATCAACGAAGGATAAACAAGACTATGAGGTCAAAAGTATGTCGAGATGTGAATTAAAATAGATTATTATGAAACAAACAAAACTAAAAATTACCGAACTTCTGCCAGATGATAAGAACTTCAATAAAGGTTCTGAATTTGGGCAGGGGTTAATTGAAAAATCATTTCAACAATTCGGCGCAGGGCGTTCAATTCTTCTAGATAAGAACAATAAAATCATTGCAGGTAATAAATCAACTGAAAATTATGGTGCAACGGGCGGGGAGGATATTATTGTAATTGAAAGTGATGGGAAACAATTAATTGCTGTTAAAAGAACGGATATTGACCTAGATACACCACAAGGGCGTGAAATGGCACTTGCTGACAATGCAACCGCAAAGGCGAACATAGTTTGGGCGGAAGATGTTATTGCATCTGAATTAGGTGTTGAGGTTGCTGAAAGTTGGGGTGTTGTTGCGCATAGTATGCCAGATATTGATTATTCTATATTGGATGATGAGGATATTGAAGACCAACTAAAAGAAATGACTGATGGTGTAAAAAAAGCAATACAAATAGAATTCAATGCAGAACACTACGAAAAAGCATATGAGTTGGTTAAGTTTTGGAGAGAACAAAAAGCCTATGTTGGCGGTATGATTATGGAATATTTGAAAGCTGAAAAGGATAAATTATGATTTGTTTTATACCAACAAAAGGGCGTTTAAACACAAAGACTTATAAATTATTTCAAGACGCAGGAATTGAAGTAAAACATTTTATTGAGCCACAAGAAATTGAAAAATACAATGTACCAAATAAAGTTTCTATTTTAGAAAATGACAAAGGTATAGGTTACGTTAGAAACTTCATGTTAAATTATGCACGTGAAAACAACTATGATTGGGTTTTAATTTGTGATGACGATGTTACCTCGTTTGGTATTTACAATGGGAAAACAATTAAACAAGATGCTTCAATTTGGTTTAATATTTTAGAAAAAGCGGGAAAATTACCTTTTGAATTAATAGGAATAAATTACACTCAACACGCTTGGCACGAAAAAACAAGTTATTCTATAAATAAAAAGTTTGCAGAGGTTTGTGTTTTAATGAATGTATCAAAAATAAAATGGAATTACAGACCTGAATTTAATTTAAAAGAAGATAGAGACTTTGCATTACAAACCATAAAAAACGGCAACGGAATTTTAAGGTTTAATCATTTTTGGTTTTCTTGTCCAGATGTTGGTTCAAACTCTGGGGGTTTGCAAAACGAATACAAAGCAAAGAAAGACGAGGAAAGTGCAAAAAAAATGTGTTACGAATGGCATCCGTTTGTTACTTTAAAAAAGAAAGGCGACAGAATAGATATGAAAACAGATATTAAAGCATTGGCAACTCATTACAAAAAACATATCAAATGAAAAGAATTGATTTAATACAAGTGGAACACACTCGAAAAATTGGCGAAGCGTGTGAATACATTGAGCCAAACGTTACAGAAGATTGTATTTTTTATGCAGACGGTGAGCCAATAGGTTTTTACCTTACAAAAATGCCTGAAAAAATGTGTAAGTTAGCTGATTTGGCTAATGCTGAATTTAGAAGCAAAAATGTACCTAAAGCACTTATGGACAGAATAACAAGCATAAAACAAAAATCAGCAATAAAAGAAATAAAAGAAAAGTTTGCGCATCAAAAAGGTCAAGAAGTAGAACAATACAGTACTTTGTTAGGCTCTATTCCACCAAAGCCAATAGTTAGGAGACCTTATGCAACTATTTCAAAAGTTCATTCAGAAATAAAAGCACAAACATTTATCAAAGCAATGCTATTATTAGCAAAAGAGAGCGAACTTTTAATAAAAGAAATCCTACCAAAACAATATGAACAACAAATTGAATTGTTTAAAGATGTTCCTGAAAAATGGAGGTTTGCAAATTTATTTACAAGCTCTATTTCAAACTATAATATAGCAGCAGATTTTCATTTAGACAGAGCAAATATTCAGGGAGCAGTAAACGTAATTATTTGTAAAAAATTTAATTCAAAAGGTGGGGATTTGCACATACCTGATTATAACGCAACGATAGGACAACAAGACAATTCTATTTTAGTTTACCCAGCTTGGAAAAACGTTCACGGAGTAACACCAATAATACCAATAAACGAAAATGGGTATAGAAACTCACTTGTTTTTTACCCATTAAAAGCATTTAAAGGATTAGACAATGGCTAAAGAAATTATAAAAAAGACTATTTCAGCACCTCAACTAAAAAATGAGCTGATAAAGTTGTTTGAAAGTGGGAACACGTCAAAGACGAACCTTTACGAACTTTTACGAACTAAATACAAACTAGAGAAGCAAAGATGTTTAAAAGCGTATGATGTAGCCATATTAGAATGGCAGGAAACGAGAGAGAAGGCAACCAATGAGCAAATACACGCAAATCAAAGCGAAGCCCTAAAAAGGGGCTTAAAATCACGAATTGAGTGGGTGCTTGAATTGCAAAAAGAATTAGACGATAATAGGCATGAGGAAAGCGTACTTGATTTAAAGACTGGAAAGGTGACTAGATATTATAGAGCATTAACACCAACAGAGCGAAAAGGCTATATTGAAAGAATTGCAAAGTTTGAAGGGATGGATGCACCAACAAAACAAGAAGTTAAACATGAAGGAACTCCACCAATTCAAATAGACCTGTGATAATCAAACCGAACCCACTGCCACCGTTTGAACCATTGTATCAATTACCCGAAGATACATGGATGATTTTCAATGTTGGCGGTCGTGGAGGTGGTAAAACCTACGAGATTAGTAAATGGGGTAATTTAGAAGCCATTGCCAAAGGGAGGAGAGTAGTTGTTTTGCGTGATGAAAAAACAACAATATCCGATTCAATTCTAAATGAAATCAAGAACCGATACATTGAACTCAATGAAAAATCAAATGGGTATTTTGATACGATTTACGATTTCCAAAGCAATGAATTAAAGAAACCGAAAACAGATACTGAACCCGAAAAGAAGCTAATATTCACTAAAGGATTCAGAGCTTCATCAAATTCAAAGACTGCTAATTTGAAATCAATTTCGGACATAGATGTGGCAATAATCGAGGAAGGTGAGGACGTTGTGGACGAGCAAGCATTCAACCGATTTGCTGATGGGGTTAGAAATCAAGGTAGCGTAATTGTAATCAATATGAATACGCCAGACATGAATCATTTCTTCATAAAAAGGTACTATGATTTAATTGATAGTGAGTTCGAAGGCTATTACAAGTTAGTTCCAAAAAATATAAAAGGTGTAGTATATATATTTTCCGATTACACAACAAACCCACATTTGCCAGAACACATCAAAAGAAAATATGAGGCGTACGGCGATCCCACCTCTACATTTTACGATCCACATTATTACATCACTCAAATAAAAGGGCTTTGCTCGAGTGGGCGCAAAGGTCAAATCTACAAAAATTGGAAACCGATAAGCAATGATGTGTTTAACCAAGTATCTGTAAAATCGGTATTTGGGTTAGATTTTGGATGGAGCGAATCGCCAATGGCATTATCTGAAATTAAAGTAGAGGGCGGTAGGTGCTACAAAAGACAATTGCTTTATGAAAGAAATCTAAATACCATTGAATTAGCAGTGAAATTAGTTCAACTAGGAATAACGAGCAATGATTTGATAGTTGCAGATAGTGCCGAGCCTTTGGTAATTGGCAAACTA